ACACTCAATCACGCGATTTTTTATCTGTTCGATTGCGAAGTCGTCGCGCTCAATATTTATGATATTTATTCTTTGTTCTAAAGGAATGTCGTCAAATGTCATTGCGAAATCTAATTCAGCAAACGCCTTTTCCGTTGTTTCGTTTTCGTCGATCGCCCCCATTTGCCACATTAAGCGTCGCTTTTCGTCGTTTATGATCATGTCAGGCGTGTTGACTAAACAGTAAACTAATTGCGCGCGCTTTGCTCCTGTTAGCCACATGTACGATTGAAGTTGCCAGTAGTATAGCTTATTTATTTTTTCTTTTTTTGTTCGAAAGAAAGTGAAAATGTCCCAAGACGATTTGATGTCTGGAATCATTTCTGCGTTTTCAACCGATTCGCCTTCAAACAAATCGGGTTCGCCTTGAATGAATTCGTTGAATAGCCTTGTTTCGTTTTTTTTATAAAACTTCTTTGTATGTCTTGAAAGCAACGTGATTGAATCTTCTTCAACGGCCAGCCCCTTTTTGATGTATTTGTTTGCAATGTTTTTTTTGCGTCCGTAGACTTCGGAAACAAACACGTCGACTAAGTGCGACTTTGTTGTTTCCGATAGAACTTCAGACTTTGAACGTGGTTCCGTCATTAGATATCCGATCCCAGATGCGCGGAATTTTATTTCGTTAGCATTAACCATTCGAGCCTCCCTTCAGTTCTTCTATTCTTTTGTTGAAAATTTCAATGTTTATTTCTGGATTAATTGTTTGCATGAATTTAACTTCTTCAACCGTTTTGCAATCGTTAAGCATTAACGTCAAGCGCTCTTTTTCTTTGTCGACGTCGACTTTTATAGTGCTTTGAATGACCTTTGCGTCTTCGACTTCGCCGTCTGTTACTTCAACGCCAGTGATCGTGCTTAATAACCACGCGCGCCCCTTTCGCGTCGCCTTTCCTATTATGGCGTCTACGGAAGTGTAGCTGTCGACTTTTATTGCGATCGGAATCGTTTTTTCGTTTGTCTTACCTTTAAGCGTCCATTTTAACGAAACGTCAACGGCGCCGCCTGTTTTTTCTGCATTTATTCGCGGCAAACTACATACCAACTCGTATTCCAAGCCGCTGAACTTTGCAAGCAAATATCCGCAACCTTCTTTCGTCGGATACATGTTTCCCGCAATTATATTGAATTGATTCCCTGTCGGCTGCAATCCGATCAACACGGCTTCGATTAAACAGTTTTTAACAACGTCCATTCCGTAGCCGCCTGTTTTGTCTTTGTCGGTTCTAAATCCAAGTTTATTTCCTTGCAAAGCCATGATCGGCTTCATGTAATCAACTGTTAGCAATTCCTTTAATTGTCCTATTGCATTTGCGACAATGTGCGCCTTTTCGAATCCGAACATTGAATTGCTTCCGATTACATTTAAAATTTCAGTGTCGATTTTTTTTGTGATTTGATTTGTTTCCATGATTGACTTATTTTTTTACAAATGTAAGTTTATTTTAATTAATGACAAAATAAATTCTTTTATTTTAGAACTTCTCCTTTTGCCCATTTCTTAAAAAGTTCGAATTTTAAAAGTATGTTTTTTGATTGTTCTGTTTCTGTTGAAACGGCTGGCAGTTCAAAACTATCTATCCATGATAACAATTGCATTTTAATTGGAGCCTTTGCCATTTCTTCGGCTTCTTTTTGCTTTTGCAATTCTGCTTCTTCGGCTTCTTTTTGCGCTTTTTCTGCTGCAATTCTATCGAAGTACATTTGTTTTTTTGCCAGCAAGTAAGCATTCCAGACATCGTCATTCATTGAATGTAGTTCAAGATGCGTCGTGTCTTCGACAAACTCTTTTATTATATCGATTCTTTCGGCCTGAAGTTTTTGGATTCGTTCCTTTTCCATGTTTTCAAAATGCTTTTCCATTTTTTCAAGAACAAGTTCTTTTCCTTGTCCTGCGAAGTGTTGCGCATTTTTCCAGCCGTCAACAAATCGTCCGCCGTTTAAGAAGTGAGCCTTTTGCGCCTTGTGAATGTCGGCCGTTCCTGTTCTTACTTTTTTAAATGTTGATTGTTTTGATTAGTTGTTAGGTTTCATTATTTCTTTATACCACTGAAGCGAATCAATTTTTTCGTGCTCACTTCTTGCGTATTCGTAGAATTTCAGTCTTTCCGACTTTATTGTTTTTGAAAATTCTTTTCGTTCTGCTTGTATTTGATACTTTAATCGTTCAGGCTCTCCGCCGATTAATGACATGTAGAATGAACCGATTATTAAAATTACAAACAAGATATTTGCAGCATACTTGTACAGGTTGAAGAATTCGACTTTGTGCGATATTTCCGCGATTGTGTGTTCGATTAGTTTCATGTTACAATTTTTTAATTTGGTAAGTTAATTCGTCAATTTTATTTTCAAGTTCGATCCAGCGAAGATTTGATTTTTCTATCTGTGCTCTTAGTATGTTATTTGTGTGCTCGATCACTTTTGATTTTTTCAGAAGATCCGAATCGCTTTCGGGATCAACAGTGAAAAACAGTCCGCGAATTTTTTCGATTCTTGATTCGTTTTTTTCTATGCGCTTTTGAATTCTTGTTTCTCTTTCGAATATTGCGTTTTGCTTTTTTTGCATTTCGAAGCGTTCGTTTTCCAATTCACTCAACGAAACGGATTCGTCATTCATTGAATCTGGCGTCTGTAATTTATAGTTATCGTATGACATAGTATTGTTTTTAATTATGGCACAAAGTAAAGGTTATTTTCATTAACGACAAAATGTATTGACATTTATTTGTAGTAAAAAATGCAAATCGTCCAATTATTTTTAGTAAAATTTGCAAATTTTATTTTGATTTGTTCGGCTCACGAAAGCGCATTGATCGCATTTCCTTTTCTGTTAATAGGATAACATGCGGCGAAATCTTCTTGCCGATCTTGGATTTTCTAACTTTTAAAGAAATGGCCGACTTGCTTCTTTTGTGAAATTCCGCAGCGTCAGCAAGTGTGTATAATTTTCCCATGCTGCAAATATATACATTTTATCAATTGACAAAATATTTTTTTATTTTTTTATTTGTATTTCAAAAAAAGTTTTATATTTGCACAGTTCAATTGTGCTTCGGAAAGGCTCTGAATTGAATAAACAGCAAAAACATATTTTCGGGAAACCGACAAAAAGCCCAATCCTTAGAGCCTTTCCACTTAACATGGATTGGCTTTTTGCTTTTAGGGATTTTGTTGTTTACACTCTCGATTTAATCAAAACAGCCAAACTTTGACGAACAATCATTGGATCGCGCAAATGCTCTATTTGAGCGCAAACATTGTGTTTTTTGGGGCTTTTTCTTTTTGTTTGTTTTACTTTCTTAAACTTGTTTCGTTTTCTTTGTTTTTCTTTGGGTTCTAAACAATTAATGTAGTAGTGTATAGCCTATACATAAAGACTTTAATACATTAGAAACAATAAAAAGGATTGAAAGTGCGGAATTTTTGCGGATCAATTTTTTGTTTGAATCTTCTGCGGATTTCTTTTCAATTCCGATTAATTCATTTTTTTTCTGCTCCGAAATTATTTTCGATTCTCTGTTAGAAATCATTGAATCTTTTTGAATAATTAATTCGGATTTATCCTTCAGTAAGGATCTTAAATGCGAAGTGTCAGACTTTAATTGATTGGCAACGACATTTTGTTCGTATAGATACGATAATACTTCTTTAGGCGTACAAACGTTACTTGTATCGCATTGAGCGAACAAACAATTGTAAGGAATCGTTATAACGATTAAAATCGCTAATATTTTGAATCTTGCGTATTTCATTGATTTGTTTTTTGTGTTTCTCTTTTTCGCTTTCAAGTTTTAATTCTGTTGAAATTATCCTTGAATGCAAAGAATCGACCTTGTTGAATATTTTTATACTGTCGCTTTTTATTCTCTTTGATTCCTGTTCGATTTGATTTTTGAATTTATCAATCAAGGTTTTGTTTAGTAGTTTCGATTCGCCTAATTGATTACTTTGCGATATTATAACGCCGACGAAAATTAAGATCGAAAGCAATAGTAGTATGTAAAAAATTACTTCTTTTTTCATTGTTGTTTTGCTACTCCATTCTTCTTTTCGTATGCATTAATTCCAAGCGCACAAAGTCCAGATCCTAAAACGATTGTCGTCATAGAAGGAAGCAAAGACCAGTCGCCATGAACAAGCGCCCAGATTGACCACGTCCATATTGGCGGCGTTGCTACACATACAATAAGCCAAAAGCCTGTCAATTTTTTAGACGACGCGCCTTCTGGATTGTTGTCTGCTGAACCTTTAAGCCATTTGATTAATCTTATAAAATATCCGCTGTCCTTCATTTTAAATATGAACAAATATTGCTGTTGAATAACTTCTTGTCCTTTCCATTACCTGACCACCGTTTGAATCGTTTCCGATTGCTGTGTTTCCTTCGATCGACTGAAAAGTTCCGTCGCCGTTGTCAGATAAATAAATACCAGTGTGATCAAATCTTCCGTCCGAATTCCAATCAAAAAAAACAATGTCGCCAGCGATCGGCTTCGTTGTTATTTTATTATTCTTTTTAAAATAAGCGACAGCCGTTTGACAGCCAGCGAATCCGTTCTTGCTGAATCCGATCTTCGGTAAGTCGATTTCGGCCATAAAATAACACCACGAAACAAACATTCCGCACCATGCAACGCCGTCAAATCCGAACCATTTTCCGTATTTAGATTTGTTGCTATTTTTAGGACTTTCGGAAACTCCGATTTCGTTCTTTGCTATTTCGATTAACTTATTCATTTTCTATTTCAATTTTAAACGGCTTCGGCTTGTCTGCTTCTTTATATAGCATCGTGAAGATTCGTCCGCATTTATTTTCAAGTGAATTTGTTTTTGTTTCTATGCTTGAAACCTTTGTTTCTAAACTTAAAAAACGAACATTGTTCGCCTTTTCTTCGAATCCTGCCTTGATAATTGATTCGCGAATTTCCATTTTCAACGTGTACCATTGAAAGAAAAATCCGCCTATTGCTGAAATCACGCCGATTGATTCCTTAAAAGATAGTTTGAATTCTGACATGCTACAAAATACGCTTTTTTAGTTTTATTATTTATGACAATTTTTTGTCATTGTTAGCCGTTTCTATTATTAACTAAGCGATTACCTCTTTTCGAAATAGATCCAGTCAACGCCGCCACGATCCGCAGCGTTACTTAGCGCAACTGCAACAATTAAATATAATTCATTTGCAAAATCTTGATTAATTGCAGCCCTTGCTGTGTTTAAATTTAACCAAGGGGTTTCTGTCCCTCCTGCTTGCTGATAGGCGTAGTTAATATTTTGCGCGCCTTTGTTTGCAATTGTCCTGATTCCGCTGGAATGCAATTGCGTTGCTGTATTGACTGAATTAAACAAAACGCTCGCGCCAGCTAAACTGTTCGAATTCGGGCCTATATAAACAGTCCAAGTCGCCGTCCCAGCCGTACCAGTTTTATAAAACATTGCTTCAACGGTTCCGAAATCGTTTGCGCCCATAGAGTTCGCAGGAATGGGAATGTTTGAAATAATTGTTTGGGATGTGCTTCCTGTGTGGCTCGTATCTGTGTTTTGACTACATATAATCCTTGATGCGGCCAAAATTCGCGCGTCATTACCTTCGCAAAATTCGCCAGCCGAAGTCCCAAACGCTCCGCTTGTAATTCCTTTATTTGCATCTAATTTTACGGGCGTGCTCGCTGTTTCATTTGTAACAATAACCTTTCCTGTTGTGGCGTCAATTTCTAATGAAGGTGCACCGCCTACCAATGCCGACAGTCTTAGTCTTTGTCCGTTAGTCCATAGTAAAATTGTCCCTGCTATCGTTTTAGTGAACTTGAATTCTCCGTCGTCATTTACAAACAAGGCTGTTTTTATTCCGCTTGTGAACGTTTGAAGAAGATTCCATGTATTTGCAAGTAATTTGAATTTAGGAATCGCCTTAGCCCAAAATTTGTACGGCGTGACGATCTTTTCGTCGTCAAGCGTTGTTTCGTCTTCAATGAT